AACCTCAACCATGAAAATCCCTTCGTTATCGTCAATGAAAAGAAATGGCATACCTTTTTAACATGAGCGGTCCCAACATTATCAGCGATATCTTTCTTTAGATAGTGTGGTCCGTTTTTCGCTCATAGCGGACCATTTCTTTCCTATGCCCTTCCTTCAGCCTTCATCCGCTCGTATTTGGCTTTGAGACGCTCTGCAGGTGTCGGTCCCTTCGACGATACTGGTGCTGCCAACGCTCTACGAACTGGCGGAATCGGCTTCCCGGCCAGCACCCGCTTTTCCCACATACCCAGTATATCTCCAGCCTCACGCTCAAGCTCTTTCTGACACAACTGACCATCAGTTCCGCGGCGACGCAGCTCCAGACAGATGTGATAATAGACCGGCTTAGGCCACGGATACTGCTCACTGCTCGGATACCGGAACACCAGCTTGCGCCACTTCCAGTATTCAGCCATAACGTCAGCGGTGGTGATCCCCAGCACGCTGCGCCCTTCCCTGCACCACTTGATGAACTGGCCTGGCGAAGGCAGGAATGGTCGCTCCTGACGGCGCACCATGCGCATGCCCGCTTCAACCTGATCCATGGTCGTGATCCCGTTCTCTTTGAAGGCCAGCACCCACTGGCGGCGGATCTCGTTCACGTCTTCTTGGCTGCGATTAACCAGGCTTGCCGGGAACGCGGCCGCCAGCTGTACGAACAGCCCGTTGATAATCTGCGCCACCTGCTGCGTTTGCTCGCGTTCGGTGTACTGCTCAGGCATGTTGTGCGCTGCGCGGCGAGCCTGTTCCCGGTCAAAATTGCGAATGCTCTCGGCAAGATTTTTCATTCCAGCACCCCGTCAATCCAGTCGGTGTTATGCAGGTCGATGCTGCCCCGGGATGGCTTTGCCGTTCCGGTTGCACGCAGCCGCTTGGTAGTGAGCTGATCCCACTGTTTGCGCAGACTCGAGGGGCTTAGGATGTTGTCTTTCCAGAACTCGTCCCGGTTGGCCCACTGGAACAGGTCACAGATTTCGTAGTGAGTACGCTTGTCCTGGACACGCATCAGCCTGATGGTATTTGCCCATTCAGCCCAGCTGGGTTCGGATAGCGATGCGTTGACGGTGAGAAGCCTGTCGTAAATCCAGCGAGCAGCCTTGAGGTCGTCAGCGGATCCCCATGATTTACCTGCCGGGGTGTATATCCCGGCGGCAGCTTCTGGATGGCGTGAGAGAAACTTTTGAGTTTTCTGGTTTCGGGATTCGTCAGAATTCCGAGACGAGGATATTTTATTATTGTTCTTGTTATAGTCTTGGGTGTCTACCGTTTCCGGGAAGGTTTTTCCCGTTTTCGGTAACACTTTTCCCGATTTCGGGAAGACTTTTCCCGTTTTCGGCTTGTCTAAAATCCAGGCAGAAAGGTCAGTATTTATACCGACCATTTTCATCACACCCTGCTTCTGACTGAAGATAATTTTGCGATCTGCGAGCGATTTGAGCGCATCAGAAACGTGGGAATCACTCAGCCCTGTAAGCTCGGCAATCACCGTGTTCGTAACGCGGTCCTGTTTCTTGTTCCAGCCGTAGGTAAGCCAGATCACCGCCTCAAAACACTGCCACTCCCGGCCTGACATTCTCAGACGAGGCTTGAGCTGTTGGATCTCGTTAGCGACCTTGGTATACCCGTTCGACAGGTCGGCCATACGACCTCCCGGTTGTTCGGTTCTGTGGGGGAAATTGATAATTTCAGCTGTGTTTGACATACTTAGCTCCGCAATTACACTCCGTTTTTGCACCTGAAAGTCGGTTCTGTTCGCGCAGACCGGCTTTCGCCTTTTCTGAAGTCTTCATATCGCCCCCAGCATGGTTGTGACCATCGCCAGCAGCGGCGCTGTAAGATCCGGATCGACTCTGAACATTTCGAAAATCCCCTCGCCTAACTCCTTAAGCTTTTCCTTCTTCGGTGCATCGAGCATCAGAGCTTGCTTCGCCTCACTTACCTCTTTTTCTAATCTGGCCATGCGATATGCAAACGAGTCGTTCTTTACGACACGGTCACGGTATCGAAGCGGTAATACGGACATGATCGCTGGCACCAGCTGTTTAACGTTCTTTCGGTACGATGCGGAGTCTTCTTTGTTGTCGAGCCAGCGGAACAGCTTCACGTTCCAGACATCGGCCTGGCCTGAGAAATCCACTCCATCAAGTTGAAGTTCTTCCGCCGCTTCTTGGATTTGAAGCGCAACAACTACGCGCCCTTCTGCCGCTGCCCACGCCCGGACTGCAGAACAAATATCGCGATGATCTATATCCTGTGCGGCAGATTCGCTTTGATGACACGGGAATATCATTGGATTAGAGGAAGCTCTGCTACTCTGTTGAAATGAAACAGTTTGCATTGTTAAGGCTCCTGTTTAGGTAAACCGTCTGTTGGGTTTGGGTAGAGATCTGGGCGAAGCTCATGTGGTGTGACACCTGTGATGTGGAAAATTGGAAAAATATAATTTGGTGGAATGACACCGCAATCACGATTCTTCCAATGGCTAATAGACATACTAGATACCCCAAGAAAAGTGCTTAATTTCCTTGCTGATCCAGCGGCTTTAATTGCTTTATCAAGTCCTGACATAAGTCCCCCTGCTGAAAGATAGCAAGAGTAAACCACAGATTTACATTATATGCAAACCTTGGATTTATTGCTTGTATAAACCAAATATTTACAATGACAACATGAGAAAAGAAGAACCGAATCAAATACTCGTAGACCGTCTCAGCGAAATTAACGCTCGAGGCATTACGAAAGCCGATATGGCTCGTATAGCTGGAGTAACACCTCAAGCGGTTAACGGCTGGTTCAAAAAGGGCGTAATTAGTAAAAAATCTGCTCTTGCGATCTCTGATTCCGTAGGGGTTTCTGTGGCATGGTTACTTGGAGAGGAAGTCGGTGAGAAGGATGGACTTAAGCCTGATGAACAACGCCTTCTAGAACTCTATCGACAACTTCCTGAGGAGGAGCAGCAAAACATGCTACGCATATTTGCGCTTCGACTAAAGGAGTTAGATCAGTTGTATGAGAAGTATATGAGAGGACGCATTAAATAGTAGAGAGTGTTCGTACTCTCTTTTATTGCATATTAAAGCTGAAGGTGATGTTCACAAGCGTATGTCTATAAGCTATTACATCTTTCTTTAGCGGCCTACTATTATATAAAGGGTCTTATGAAACGTAAACCGCAAAAACATCTTATTAACATATTGCGTACTACTAAAGATCACCACCCTAACTTCACACTTTTTCTAGGCGCAGGTGCGAGTATTACGAGCGGTATAAAAAGCGCTTCAAAAATGATTGAGGAGTGGAGAAGTTCCTATTGTGAAATGCATGGCGAGGAATCTCTTAAACAACAACCTTGGTTCAACCAAAGTAATGAATACTCAGAGCTTTTCGAGTCTTTATATGATCAACCAACCCAACGACGTGAGTTTATTGAGAATTGCATCGTAAATAGCATTCCATCTTGGGGATATGTATACCTTGTAAACCTACTCAAACAAAAAACATTCAATACAATATTTACAACAAATTTTGACGATTTAATTAACGAAGCATGCTACACATTCTCAAGTAATTTAAGGCCAGTAGTATGCGCACATGACTCCAGCATAAAAAACATCAGACTCACTTCAAACAGACCGAAAATCATTAAATTACATGGTGACTTCTTGTTTGATGATATTAAAAATACGATACGTGAATTGGAATCTCTTGAAGATAACATGAGAACTAAATTCAGACAGTATGCTAATGAATTCGGTATGATAGTCGTTGGCTATGCCGGTAACGACCGTTCTATTATGGATACACTGAATACACTTCTACATTCAGACAATAGTTTTCCACATGGTATATATTGGTGCGTTCGTAAAGATGCCACTTTACCAGAAGAACTCAAGAACTTAGCGAGATTCCCTCGATTCCACCTAATTGAAATTGAAGGGTTTGATGAGTTGATGGCTGAAATTCATCATGAACTAGGGTTTTCCTTACAAGAAGAAGTCGCCGATCCCTACTCTGCACTTTCAAAAAAACTAGATAAATACTTCACCGAACTTGATGGCGATGATGATATAACTAATGCTTTGATCAAAAAAGACATGAAAACTTTAGAAGATCATGTTTTAAAAATAAATTCGGCAAAAGAATTTATTAACAAACTTCATGCTCAAATGTCGAAGTATAAAATGGATCCTTCGGACAACAGTGCTCGACTCGCTTTAGAAAAAATGCTAAAAGAGGCTGAGTTTCTTAATGACGGCCACGAGGTATATATATATAGCACCCCAAATGCATTCATTGCGAATGCTGCATTTAGAGAAGGGGATTTCACTGCAGCCAAGAAATACGCCCAACGTTCTTTAGAACTATCTTTCTCAGTCGAAGCATTATCAATGCTTATACGTTCCAAGCTGAAACTAGATGAAATATCCGATATAAATAATGACATCGATAAATTATCAGAGTTAACAAGCCTAACTGATAAAGATATTACACGGGTCATTAGCGCAATAGTCGACTTAATATCATATGGTGCATTTGTTCATGCCAATAAATTGCTCACTATTCTTCATAAGAAAAGTGTTGGGGAAAGGCATAAATCCTTCATTAATTTGAATAGAGCACTTATCCTTAAACTTGAAGGTAAATCTATACCTTCAGATATTCACTCTTCTCTTCAAGATGATCTCGAGAAAGCAATCAAACTCGATGATCTCTGGTTAAGCTTCGGACTATCCATTCTGCTTGAACAGGATGAAATAACATTAAAGATGGCACAATCTTTAGAAGAACCGCAGTTAGTGGAAGCCCTGGTCATGGAAATGCCTATCTTTAAACTCATAGGACCGGATCTTTCTGAAAAACTGAGAGACGTAGCTTTGAGTAGAGGATTCGAAATTCCATCTGACGAGTCGGATATCGATGATGAAGAGACTGAAGAAACGTCTCAAGACAACGTTGTGCCACTGCTCCCAGAGCAGCACACGCCTTCCGACGAAGGAAGTGAGAATGGTATTTTACCTATCGCTGACATAGAGGCCGGTGCAGAGAATTCTGCTGGCGATAAAGAAGATGTTGTGTCATAGTGAAATCAAGAAAAAATGAATTGTTGAGTGACCAATCCTTTACACAACGTCTTGTTTATACTGGTTTATTTCGCTTGCGTTTACAATGAAGGAGAGTAAATGAAAGAAAAAAATGTTAAATCGACTGTTAAAAAGCTTAACCAAGATGAGAAGCAGCAATTGCTGCAACTTCTTGATAACAAATCAAAAAATTAACAGAGCTGTATTACAGTAATCTAAGTCCCGGATCCATTCCCGGGACTTTTTTTTAGCCTACAATCTTCAACCCTTTCTTTAAGTCTGCAAGATCTTCTTAGTCTCTTTCACGTGCCCATCTCTAGTCACTTCCCTTCAAACACACATTTATGAGGTGTTGGATTCCCTCGCAGTTTCAAGAAATTTTCTCCTTACCACCCCCAAACAAAAACCTATGATTGACACACATATAAACCAGTGATTTAATGAACTCAATGAAATCGCTAGTCAGATTGCTGTCACTGCAACTTAACGCGCATCAGGTGTAAACGTTCCGCTGGCCGGCGATAAGGCAAACGAGGGTGAGAATGATTGATTTCGCACGCAAACCGGGACGGCAGCAAGCCGTAAAACTTAACTTGTTCGAAGTGATTCTTCGCCGCTTGTGCTACCTGCTAGCGCAAAAGGGGGATCCACATGTGTAACTCAACGAAATGCGGGTACTGCGGCAAGCCGGTTGAACCGGAGAAAGTAGTCAAAAGTACCCTTCTCTATCGCAACGGCGCACAGCTGGCGCGCAAAGAAAAAGAATACTGCTCTGAACGTTGTGCTTCGTACGACCAGATGGCCCACGAGGCATAACGTAAAAGCCGCGCAAGGCGGCCCGTACGTCCGGTGCTCCCGACCAAAGTTACACCGGAAAACTACTTAAAAAACCAAAGTTCACCCAATGGGCGCTATCTCTGGCCCGGGGATCTTACATCCAAAAAAGAGGATCTCACATGGAATTTTTCTATGTAGTTAAGGCTACGCAGAAATCTGGCAAAGAAGACGCAGTGATTTGGTTCACTGCGAAATCTGAAGCCCGTGCAAACCTGCAGCTCGATGTTGAGCTGGAAGATGCCGGTATTGAAACCGGCCGCGGTAAGGATTATGCCAAACCGGTTCGCACCGATTTCCCTGTTTACAACGACCTGCCGGAAGAAAGCACCGTGGATTACACCTGGTGCAAGCGCTACGGCCTCCAGGACGATGGACGCACCTGGCTGCCAAAGGCTGGTGCTGAGTTGACTGGACCAGTGGACACCACTACCGCACCGGAAACGACCGTTAAAGTCGAAATTACCGTCGACAATGTTCCGCTTGAAAACCGCACTCCAGCGGTCCGTTTTGCCGTCCACCTGACCAGCGACAAATACCAGTCACATATCACTAAAGAGCAGCAGCTGGCTGCCGGCGAAATGTCACTGGATGAAGGCAATACCTATCTCCAGAACCTGCTACAGGCGAAGAACGATATCCCTGAAGTTGACGAACTCAGCCTGAACGCTGAGTGGAAACTGGTTCAGGCGATTAAGCAGGTATTTGCTCCAGATGAAGAGCACGAAGTAAAGCTACTTACTGCTTTCATGGCCGACTGGTTGAGAGTAGATGCAGGTGACCGCAATGAGTTAGTTAGAGAGTGGAGAAGCGGAAAGCTTGCTCTTCTCAAATCAGAAAGCACCAGCGAGACCGGTGTTACAACCGGTCAGGTTCCAGAACCTGAAACCGGTATTCAGATTGACGAGAATGATGACGAAACCACACGTTATCCAGTCGTTCGTATGCCGTTCCGCAAGCAGCTACTCGCCCAGCTCACCGCCGACGAACTGCGTCACCACTTAACCCGCGAAGAATACGAAGGTCTCTGCGCGCTGGAGATGGATACTGACAACGGCTACGTCCAGAACCTACTGCTGGCAGCAGAAAACTGTGAAGAGGTTAAGGGTTACGATACCAAAGACCTGTGGCGCTACACCGACGCCATTCGCAAGGTGTTCAGCCAAGAAAAGCGGCACGAACTCGCTTTGGTTCTCCGTTTCACCAGAATCTGGGCGGCGACTGATTATATCGATCGCGGCATTCTCGTTCGCGAATGGTCTACCGGTAATCGCATCAGTAATGTTAAGCGCACTGATTCTGGGACCAATGCAGACGGTGGCTATGTAACGGATCGCGGCGAAGGCGCTCATCACACTCTGGACACTCTCGATCTTGAGATCGCATGTGCCCTGCTGCCTATGGATTTCCATCACTTTGAAATCCCCTCAAGCGTTTTGCGTCGCGCCAAAGAAATCGTGGCGAAGAAAGAAGAACCATGGAAATCATGGAGCGCCATCCTGCGTAATCAGCCCGGCATACTGGCGGTGAACCGTGCAGCAATCTTCAATCTGATCCGCATAGCGCCGGAAAACATCCACCACACGCCAGCGGCTCATCTTGAGTTTGTGAATAAAACCATGACGGCTGAGTTTAACTCTGCTGTGGAGTTACTGCCGTTACCAGCTCCTGCTGTTGAGACCGAAGCCCAAGTTGAACAACCGGAGGTTGCAAATCTCGGCAGCGGCATGTTCTCCATCGAAGGCCTGATGGGTGGAAATACCGATCCAGTCATCAATACCACCTCAAATGAAGTCGAAAAAACGGAAAACACAGCGGAGACAACCAGCGATGTGCAGATGGAAACGGCTAAGCCAGAGAAAGACGAAGATGTTGGTTCGGTACCACCGGGCGAAAGCACTGATGCAGCTAATTCGCAGACAGATTCCGTAGAAGCAGACCAGTTGCAGGAAACAACAATTGACGTTCAGGAATCGAACCCAGAAGTGGAGTTCCCTGCAGACTTCGAACCTGGCCGATACGAAGGCCTACCGAATGACGTTTATCACGCAGCGAACGGCATTAGCTCAACCCAGGTGAAAGATGCCCGCGTCAGCCTGATGTACTTCAACGCGCGCCATGTGGCTAAAACTATCCCGCGCACAGCATCCAAAGTGCTGGACATGGGAAATCTGGTGCACGCCCTTGCACTGCAGCCGGAAAACCTCGAAGCAGAATTCAGCGTAGAACCTGAGATCCCAGAGGGTGCTTTCACCACCACCGCAACTCTGCGCGAGTTCATCGAAGCGTACAACGCCAGCCTGCCGGCGCTGCTAAGCGCTGACGAGATTAAAGCGTTACTTGAAGAACATAACGCGTCCCTTCCCGCTCCAGTGCCGCTTGGCGCCAGTCTGGAAGAAACGGCTCAAAGCTATATGGCTCTCCCTGCCGAGTACCAGCGTATTGAAGAAGGCCAGAAGCAGACAGCAACGGCAATGAAGGCATGCATTAAAGAGTACAACGCCACTCTGCAGACGCCGGTTAAAACCAGCGGCAGCCGTGATGCGCTACTCGAGCAATTAGCGATCATCAATCCTGATCTGGTCGCACAGGAAGCGCAGAAACCGACGCCGCTGAAAGTGTCCGGCACCAAGGCAGACATGATCCAGGCAGTTAAGTCGGTTAAGCCCGATGCCGTGTTCGCAGACGAGCTGCTGGATGCCTGGCGCGACAACCCTGGCGAAAAGATTTTGGTTACCCGCCAGCAGTTGGCCACCGCGCGAGCAATTCAGTCCGCACTACTGGCGCACCCGACCGCGGGCATGCTGCTGACACATCCAAGCCGCGCCGTTGAAGTGAGTTACTTCGGCTTTGACGACGAAACCGGATTGGAAGTGCGTGTACGTCCGGACCTTGAAATTGAACTGGACGGCGTGCGCATCGGTGCGGACCTGAAAACCATCAGCATGTGGAACGTGAAGCAAGAAAGCCTACGCGCCAGGCTGCACCGGGAAATCATTGACCGGGACTACCACCTCAGTGCGGCTATGTATTGCGAGACCGCGGCGCTGGACCAGTTCTTCTGGATTTTCGTCAACAAAGACGAGAACTACCACTGGATCGCCATCATTGAGGCATCCACCGAACTGCTGGAACTGGGCATGCTTGAGTACCGCAAAACAATGCGCGCCATCGCCACAGGTTTCGACACGGGCGACTGGCCAGCGCCGATCACTACCAATTACACCGATGAACTGAACGACTTTGACCTGCGCCGCCTCGAAGCGCTGCGCGCTCAGGCTTAAGGGGGATTTATGCATAACACTAACGTTACCGTTGCTGACCAGAACACCGTTATTAACTCCAACGTGGCTCTGTTCGATTCCCAGTATCTGAACGCCATCAGTACATTTGCGCAGATCATGGCGCAGGGCACTGCCACCGTTCCTAAACACCTGCAGGGCAACCAGGCCGACTGCATGGCAGTTGCGATGCAAGCGGCACAGTGGCAGATGAATCCCTTTGCCGTGGCGCAGAAAACGCACCTGATTAACGGTGTGCTCGGGTATGAAGCGCAGTTGGTTAATGCCGTCATTTCACGCAGTGGCGTGCTGGCCAGCCGTTTTGAATATGAGTGGTACGGGCCATGGGAAAAGGTCGTTGGGAAATTCCATATCCGTAAAGGCGACAAAGGCGAGTACCGAGTCCCGGGCTGGACCCTGGCTGACGAAGCAGGGATCGGCATCATTATCAGCGCAACGCTGAAAGGCGAAGATCAGCCGAGAGAACTTGATTTACTGCTGGCTCAGGCCCGAACCCGAAACTCTACCCTTTGGGCTGATGACCCTCGCCAGCAGCTGGCGTACCTGGCCGTCAAACGCTGGGCGAGACTGTTCTGCCCGGATGTGATTTTGGGCGTTTACACTCCGGATGAACTGGATGATCGCCGTGAAGAACGAGAGGTGAACCCCGCACCGGCGCAGCACGTAAGCCTTGCAGACATTTCAGGTGACAACGTCACTACTACTCAAACGGCTCAGGAATCAGCTCAAAACATCGATGCACTTGCTGATGATTTTCGTGACCGCATCGAGGCGGCTCAGGATGTGGATAGCGCTAAAGCTCTGCGCGCAGATATTGAAACCGTGAAAGCAACGCTGGGTTCTGCCCTGTTCACTGAGCTGAAAAACAAGGCCGTGAAGCGTTATTACCTGGTTGATGCACGGAACAAAGTCGAAGCAGCCATCAATTCCTTGCCACCTTCAGATGAACCCGATGCAGCTGCGCGGTTCGCAGAGGTAGAGCGCGTTCTTGCATCGTCGAAACGCCATCTGGGCGACGAACTGCATGGTCAGTTCAGCATCACCCTGGCGGATATGAAACCGGAATACGTGGACTAACGAGATCGGGAGGGGAACCCCTCCCTCAAGGAGAAGAAATGCGACTGATTAATCGAGGCAGTAAGCAATCCCCTTTAGCTCGCCAAGCATGTGAAATCGCACTCGCAGCCCACCAGCAGAGATATGGTGACTACGGGCGCAGCAAGATGAAAGAGACCTATACGGTGAGAGTGGAAGGCGTGAAGGTCTGGGTCGAGGTAGTGAACTGCAAGGCAAGCTACGTGGCCACAGCAATGACTGGCATGCGCCGACTACGCTCCCTGCCCGGCCAGGCAAACTGAAACTGAAATATCAACAACTACGGACCGGCATATCTATACTCATGCCGGTTACCTGAGGTGAACCATGTCGCAGGTAATTTTTAACGAAGAATGGGTTGTTGGCGCAAGACTCACAGAAAAAACAGGCCTGACCGAACGACAGATTGAGAAGTATCGCCAGGGCTGTTGGGTGGAAGGTGTCCATTTTAAACGAGTTTCTCCTTCCGGAGAAAAAACCTTGCGTGGCACAACCTGGTACAACTATCCGAGAATTAATCAGTTAATAAGGGATGCGTAAGATGGCAGCTTTGCCTACAGGTGTCGAAATCAGAAACAATAAGATTTGTATCTGGTTTATGTACCGGGGAAAGCGTTGCCGCGAAATTCTCAAAGGTTGGATTAACACCCCGGCGAACATCAAAAAAGCCGGGAATCTTCGGGCTGTGATCGTTAGTGAGATCAACCTTGGAGAGTTTGATTACCACCAGCGCTTTCCTTCATCATCCAGAGCAAAAAAAACCGTAACCACTGTTTCAGTTCAAACCTTTTCAGAGCTGTGTGAACTGTGGACGAGCATTAAAGAAACCGAAATTAGCGCGAACACGATGCGTAAGACGCGCTCACAACTCGGTACGTTAATGCACATCATCAACGGAGATACGCCTGTTTCAACTATACGCCACAGCGACATTCTGAAATACAGGAAGGAGCTGTTGAACGGTGAGACACTTTACCTGGCAAATCCCAGAAGTAATAAACAGGGACGCACTGTGCGTACCGTGAACAACTATATATCGCTACTGTGCTCCCTGCTTCGGTTTGCACACAAATCAGGCTTTATAAGTGTCAAACCCTTTGAAGGCATCAAGAAACTACACAAAGGGAAAGTAAAACCGGATCCTTTAACGAAGCAGGAGTTTAGTTTGCTTGCGGAATCCGAGCGTGGCCAAAGCCTCAATATGTGGACATTCGCAGTTTATACCGGTGTCCGTCATGGGGAGCTTGCAGCTCTTGCCTGGGAAGATATCGACTGGGAAAAAGGTACGGCTCTTATACAGCGCAATCTTAATGCGTTGGGCATGTTCGGCCCACCAAAAACCGAAGCAGGTAACCGGGTTATTACCCTATTAGAGCCGGCACTTGAAGCCTTGAAAGCACAGCGCAAGCTGACAGCGCTACAGCCTAAAACCGAAATTGTCTTTAATCATCGCGAGTATGGCGCAGTGGAACATCAAAGCCTGCGATTCGTTTTCATACCCCGGATGCGCAAAGGAGAACAGAAAGCCTACTACTCTTTATCGAGCATCGGTGCGAGATTCAACGCAGCTGTAAAACGTGCTGGTATTCGCCGCCGGAATCCGTACCATACGCGGCATACTTTTGCCTGCTGGCTTTTATCTGCCGGCGCTAACCCGTCTTTCATAGCCAGCCAGATGGGGCATGAAAACGCGCAAATGGTTTATGAAGTCTACGGTGCGTGGATTGAAGAAATGAATGGCGAACAGGTGCTGATGCTTAACGATAAGCTGGCACGCTGAAAAATTTTTGCCCCTATTATGCCCCTATTGGCTCCGAAGGTAGTAATAAATGCAAGAAAATCAATCAAATACAAAGAAAGAGCAATACAACCTCAACAAACTGCAAAAGCGACTGCGCCGTAACGTGGGCGAAGCCATTGCAGACTTCAACATGATTGAAGAAGGTGACCGCATCATGGTCTGCCTGTCGGGGGGTAAAGACA